GAGTTGTATTCCTGTTTCTAGTCCTTCACTTCCGAACTCATTTAAGTTCTGAATGTACTTGTACTTTCCTTCAAGAGGTAAACTCGCCATAATATCAAAGATATCTCCATACTGTTCTATAAGTTGGGATGCTCGCTTTGGGCCAACACCATCAACTCCAGGGACGTTATCTCCTTTATCTCCAGTTAAGCACTTGTAAGTTAAAAAGTACTCAGGATCAAAGTCATAATGCTCGTCCCAATTTAGGAGTGTTGTTTCTTTTCTAGTTACTGTCGAAAATCGACTTATTTTGGAATCAACTAGTAAATCCCAATCTTTATCTGATGATATCATCCAAATCTCATCTATACCTAATTCTTCTCGGTTTTGACAGATAAGACCTGCTATATCATCAGCCTCAACTCCTGCATACTTTAGAGTGAGATATCCTTTGCTTTTGAGATTAGTCATTGTATCACTAAACTCTGCAAGGAACATTTCAAACTCTTTTGCTTCTTCAGGTGTTTGTTCTGCATATCGTTCTTTACGATTTGCTTTGTACTCTGGGTAGATTTCTTTACGATAGTTACTACCACCATCGCCAAGTATTACTATTTCCCCACAGTTATAGGACTTTGCCAAAGATTCAACTGTTCTCACATAATCATGTTCGAAGTCGTTGCGTCCTTGATGTTTCCATCGAAAAGCTAGATTGAGTCCATCAACAATCAATAAGTTCCCATTGGGAATCGGCTTTCCATGGCTCGTAAATTGTATCGCCATTTGTGAATTTTACCTCTTGTGTTTCTAAAAATTTATCAGCAAGAGTGACATAGCACCCTAGCCAGTTTATGTACATATGTTTTTTGTAAAGTGGCTTTCTTGTCGTTGCCACATACCACTGCGAGTGGTTTTCTTTGAAGATTAGCAATGGCTCTTGTTTCATTTCTTCAGACTGTCTACAAAGTTTTGACCACCACTTAACAAATACATTACTCTTTTGAGTAAATATTTTGTGATTAAATCCCATATCTTTGTAGTGCTTTACTTCTATGCAGAATAAATTATGTTTATGTTCTACATACAAGTCGCCTTTGATTTTACCAGAGCCACTGCCTGGAGTCTGTGTAAAGTCATTACCTGTAATTCTTTTCATCATAGCCGCAGCTTTAATTTCTGCGTCATGTCCTTTACGTCTTGAATTAACCAATCAACTTCTCCAGTTCCGTATAACCTCCAATTTTCTCGCCATCCACAATAATTTGTGGAAATGTACGAGCTGTTGGGAATAGTTCTCTAACATCTCCTGCTTGAAACTCTTCTCCCATCATTTTGTAATCTACCTCGTGTCCTTCTCTTTTTGCAAGATTTTTTGCTTTTACACAATAAGGACAGTTTGGTATACTATAGATTTCTATTTTCATTAGTCTAACCTCGAAATATTATCTTCTTTAACTATTTCTATTTTTTCTAAGAGTGGGTGAGTCCAACCGTGAGATACTAAATATGTATTTAGATTTTTCTCTTTGAGTAAAACATCCACTACTTTTTCTTTACCTTGCTCATCTAAGGCTTGATTAACCTCGTCTAAGAAAAGTACATTAATTTGACTTCTACTAATAGATGTCATAAGTTTTCGTATTGCAACTAATGTCGCAATATTCACTCTTGCTAGTTCTCCACTAGAAAGAGCTAGTATGTCGATAATATTTCCATTATCTGATACTTCTACATTAAGTTTGTCGTTTTCTACAACAAAATTAATACTAAATCTTCCATCACTAAACTCTGCAAGATACTCATTTGTAAGTATCTCTAATTCTTTTACAAGAGATTCGATTTTGTACGCGAGTAGACCGTTTGTGCTAAATGCTTTTTTAAGTGTCTCAAGAATCGCCAGTTTGTTTTCTGCACTCGATAGTTCATCTTGGAGCTTATCAAGTTCTGATTGAAACTCTCCAGTCTGTTCGAGTATAATCTCAAGTCTTGTATTGTGTCTTTCTCTTTGCTCATTCTCATTAATTACTTCTTGAAGAGCCGATTTAGCACTGGTAATTTCACTACGAAGTGCTTCAATTTTTTCGTCCAAGTCATCTTTATTGAGGATCGATGTAGTGAGTTCATGGTCGATACTCCTGTAGAGGTCTTCCCAATCTTCGATTTCTTGTTTTGCTGTCCTATGTATCGCATTTGCTTTTTCTATCTCCTGTAACTTTTCCCTTTCTTTAGTGGCAAAATCTTCGCACACTTTCATTCTTTCTGTATGTTCGTCTATTTGAGACTGTACAAATATTTGATTAATATCTCCTTCACAAGTAGGACAAGTAGCGTCTGGCATACCCGCTAGGGCTTCGTATTTCTTTAACATTTTCTGCTCATGCATACGCTCACTATTCCAAGTTCCAACAGCTGTTAGATACTTAGAAGTATCGTTAATTTCTGGGTTTTCCGCCAACCTTCTTTTCCATTCATGCAAATCGATATTATTTAACTGTTTCTTCAGTTCATTATTAGTTAATATCTTTTTATTCTTTTCAGAGATATTTTCGAGTTCTATTAATAAAGAACGCAAAGCTTTCTCATCATCTTCCGAGTAAAATGGTAAATCCAATTTTGGAAGTATGGAACTATTTTCGAGAATATTGTCTGATAACCATTTTGATATTGTTGCAATTTTCGCATTGATAGTTGTAATATCACTAGAAGAAACCCTTACAGCTTCTTTGAATATTTCAAATAAAGAAACATAGTTATCAAGTTTTAATAAATCAATTAAAAACTTTTTACGATTTGTGTCTGTCGCTGTTAAGAACTGTAAAGACGCATTTGTATTTTGATATACTAGCTGTGAAAAAGTCTTGAAGTCAATGCCTAAAGTCTCACCCAAAGTTTTGTAAGTGTTAGAAGCCGTGTGAGAACTTATGTCCTCACCATTTTTCGTTAACTTACATTTGAGTGTGCTACGCCGTATGACAGTAATGTTATATACGTCAGTATCAACAGAAAAGTCAAGACTAATATCATATCCCTTGTTAACATATCTATTTGCAATATCCGCTTTCTTTACATTTTTACTATTCTTATTGAACAATACTTCTTCCAATATTAAAGGTATGGAAGATTTACCTACACCGTTTGTACCGACTAATTGTGTTAGAGTTGCACTATCTAAGTCTAACTCGTTGCCTTCCCCATAAGAAAAGCAATTATCCCATTTCAATTTCTGAAGAATAATCATTAAAAACTCCCATAATATTTCTTATTTTTGTTTCATCTAGCGCCATTATCTCTTTTAAGTATAGTGCTAGTTCGTCCGACATTGTCATATCTGCTTGTAAGTCAAGAGTTGCTTCCATCTCTCTTTTTACAACTTTCTTGTCAAGTAAATCAGAGTTTTTAACTTTTGCTAAGTCTTGTACATCTCCTGTTAGTTCATAGATAGTGTGATGGAAGTCTGTCTGTTCCATTTCATTTGGGTCTTCCACAGTCTTACGAATAAGTTGTGGCAACTCAAACTTGTGCCATGTCCAATCAAAGTTATCATCAATAATTAGATAACCCGTTTGGACTTCATTTCTATGAAAAGATGTTGTCATTGGACTTCCTGGGTACACAATATTTCGTTGAGTATTCTCGTGAGCATGTAAGTCTCCAGCAAAGACGACATCAAACTTGTCAAATCTTTCTAAATCTACTTCTGGTACTACATGAGGTGGTATCTCACCACGAACATGAGTAAATAAAACATCTGCCTTAATGTTTTCTATCTGTTTCTTTTTATGCAAATCTGCATATGGTAGAATACACCAATTGTCCTCATAGTAAGTCTCTGTTACTACTTCTACTAGAGGGTTAATATCTTTTGTGGCACGAATTAAATTAGTAAAGAATGTATGATTCTTTTTAGTTGCTTCGTGATTTCCGTCATAGATAATTGTTCTTACTTTCTGTCTTGATACGAAATCAAAATATAAAGTAAGTTCATCCATGGAAGGGACTCGATCAAACAAGTCCCCGCCTATGATGTGAAGAGTCACATTATGTTTATCTATAGCTTCCTGTACTTGTTCAAAGAACATCTCATAGCGGGAACACGCCCACGCGGTCGGTACATTCTTTTGTCCTAGTTTAATATGCCAGTCTGCTGTAAATAAAATCATCCTAATAGTTCATCCCCAGGTGTCCATTCACACCCTGTTAATCCACCTGCTTTGATTGCTTGTAAAGTTCTAAGAACTTCATGAGCATTTCTGCCTGTGTCAAGTGCGTTAACACTTACATGTTGTATTATATCATTTCTGTCAATAATATAAGTAGCTCTAAAACATACTCCTGCTTCTTCATGTACTATTCCTAGTTTAGAAGATAGTCCTAAGCCGCAGTCTGCCGCTAAAGAGTGTTGTATATTTCCAATGAGTTCATTATCTTGTTTCCAAGCTAATTTACAGAACTCGTTATCGCCACTAATACCAATAACATTAGCTTCCTCTACTAACATATCCATTCCCGCAATTTCTGTTGGGCATATGAAAGTAAAATCTTTTGGATAGAAGTATATAACTGTGTAATCTTTTTTCAAAGGTTCGTACTGTTCTGTGACAGATACGGCTACAAAGTTATTATCTTTGTCTACACCCTGCAGTGTAAAGGCAGGGAACTTCTCTCCAACGCCTATCATGATACATCAAACTCCTCAGAGACTTCGCTAGGTGTTTCACTACCTTGGTCGTTTAGTCTTCTTAATAGTTCTAACTGCGCATCAGCAGTTGGTCTGGTAAGAACATCATCCATTGACTTTATATTAGTCACTAAATCTTTCTCCCAGTCCTCAAGTTCTCTTGGTTTACACTTAAGAACTTGTAATTGATACTCGACATTAAATACTTGTGGGCCAGTCTTCTTTCTTTTGAAATGAATGTCGTAGCCTGTAACTGGATCAGTTGGGTCTCCCAACTCTTCCATAGCTACTAGTACTTGGTCGAACAATTTTCTTTTAAGATTAAGAACTTTAACAGTTTTATCAGCGTAGTCTATACACTGAACGGCATAAGACCATCCACATTTAAGGTCTGGATAATAGTCGCGAACATGGTCATGTTCTTTGTTGTTAAAGGTTTCAGAATCTCTATCAAATGATAAACACTCCATAGGAATGTTTTTGCCATTTTCTCCTTTAATCCAATAGACGTATCTAGGTAATAAGTCACCAATCAGTCTTACATGATGGTCTTCTTTACCTGCATAGTTATAGGTTTCGATTTTTTCTTTTTGGGCTGAGCCCTTGGTTTGGTTGAATCCAATTGCCATTTTATTTCTCCATTGTCTCCTCAAACATAAAGTGTACCCTTCCATCTTTTAGTTCAAGCAGTCTGTTATTATTTATAATTCCTTCCGATATCGGTGACATCAGAAAGTCTAGTGTGGTGTCTTTTGTATTAACATATTCGTGATAGTTGCGGAATGATGCTACACCTGCATACTCCACAACCTCTCTATCACTAAATGCCCGTCCGCGTTCTAGTAAATCTTTTGGGTTTAAGATATAACTAGAACCGCCGAACTTATACTTGTAAAACTTAAAAGTTTTATCGTAGTAATTTTTTGGTTGAATCTTGTAAGTAATGATACGAAGAATCTGAATGATGTTACCAACATTCCCTTTGCTTATTCTCATTATCTTATTCCAGTCAAATAGTAACATATATTATAACACTTTCCTGAGTTCTTGTCAAGAACTATTTTTGACCTGCTCTTGATTTTTCCCATCAGCAAGTTTTTTAGCGTATTCAGGGTCTATAGTTGCATGAACATCTGCTGCAGCCATCTGCACTAAGTTGCCTTGGAATGTGTAAGTTCCAGTATGTAATAGTTCAACCATGGGTAGTGACCAAACATCTATCCCTATTTTCCTTACATTTTCACAGAACATATAATCTTCACTCAAATATCTATTCTGTTCGTTGATTATACAGTCAAAGTATGCCATGATTTGTTCTCCTGGCTTAAAGTCTCCTTCCCTAAGGTGGTCTGGAGTGTACTTGTACTGAGGATATGCTTCTTCATATTCTTCAAAAACACTTCTTTCTATAATCATAAATCCAGTTCCAGCTTCTCTAACCTTTACAGGTTCAAATACTGGTGCTTGTCCATTCGGATAAGCTTCATGGTCTGGATTAAATACCATATCTCCAGCAATCAAAGATAATCTTGATGGGTCATCGTCATACAGTCCGCTTTTCGCAGCCATCATAACTTTTTCCCAAGCAATAGTTTTCTTTGGGTACAAACCTGTAAATATTCTTAAAGGTTCGTCTGTATCTTGTGCTTCAGCAATTAAATGTAACATATACATTACATCCATTGCTTTCCAAGATATATCACTATCAATAAAAAATAAATGTGTTGCGTCTGACTTTAAAAAGTTTGCCACACAATAATTTCTAGCTCTAGTAACTAAGGATTCATTAAATAAATAATAAATCTGTGATTGTACACCATGATTCATAAATACTGCTGTCATATCCATCAAACATTTAGTATACAGTCCTGTACACATACCTCCATACATTGGAGTAGCAATATAAGGTTTCATTTCCCTAATCTTTTCTATGTTCAGTTCTATTTTTCTTCCACCTTCTTCGGTCATAATATGTTTACCTCATAATCTTGTTTTATGTAGTAGCCCATTCTAGCGTTAGCTTGACGAGCTGCTGTCTTTCCTTTGA